AAATAGCAGAAATAGCATACTCTAAACTTAAATATTGATAGGAAATAAAATGGCTGATGAAATTGAAAGTAGACGGGATATGCTTGAATCTGCTTTAGAACAAGCGGAAGAAGGAACTTTAGAAACGCCAATTGAAAAGGAAATAGAAACAAATGACGATCCAATCCAAGCTGAAAACGCAGCAGAAAAAACCAACAGTCAAGAAAGCGACAACAATCGTGACGAAAAAGGTCGTTTCAAGGGCAAAGCCGAAGGAGATTCAGAAGGAGATTCCGAAGGAAGTATTGAAGAAAAATTGGCTACTGACTCTGATAAATCTAATGAAGAAGTAAAAAGACCGACTACATGGAAGAAAGAGTATGTAGACGTATGGGAAAAGATGAAGGAAGGCAAGGCTCTCAATGAGCAAGAATTCTCTAAATTTGCTGATTATGCTAACCAACGTGAGGCTGAATACAAGCGTGGAGTTTCTGCTTATAAAGCTGAGGCTGATAACGCCAGGTCATTAACTGAGGCTATTGGGCCATTTGTACCAGAACTTCAGCAACAAGGTATACATCCTGTAGCATGGATAAATAACTTAGGTAGGGCGCATATGATCCTATCTAAAGCTCCATATCAAGAGAAGTTACAGATGTTTCATAGACTTGCAAGCGATTATGGAATACAATTAAATCAAGATAGTCTACAGATGCCTGAACAGCAATATGTAGATCCGCAACAACAACATTTAATGCAACAATTGCAAGCGACACAGCAACAAGTCCAGCAATTGTCAGCGATTAGAGATAGAGAAGAAAATGCTCGGCTGATGTCAGAAATCAGTCAGGTAAGTAATAACAAAGTGGAATTTCCTCACTTTGACATGGTTCGGGAGGATATGGCTCAACTACTTGAGCGAGGTTTAGCCCAAGACCTAAAAACAGCTTATACGAAAGCTGTGCGTATGAATGATGAAGCGTATAAATTGGAACAGGATAAACTCCTCAGAACAGTTAATACTCAAGCATCTAAGGCACAACAAGTAGCAAAAGCTAAAGCAACTGCTGTTAGTCCAAGATCAGCTACTCCTAGCGGTCAGGTGTCTAAATCAGATGCAAAGGATAGACGTTCTTTGTTAATGGCTTCTTTAGCCGATGCAGAGGGCGGGCGGGTTTAAATCAACTTAATTTTAAAAAGGAAATATCATGGCTTTCGCAAATAGCGCAATCACCGATATTATCGCTACAACCATTCAAAGTCGTAGTGGCGTATTGGCAGATAACTTAACACAAAACAATGCAATTCTTCAGCGTTTAAATAGCAAGGGCAATGTTCGCCCATTCTCAGGCGGTAATGTGATTTTGGAAGAAATCATGTACAACGATCCGAATACGAACAATGCTAATAGCTACTCAGGTTACGAAGTTCTTAACATTACTCCTGACAGCCCTATTAGTGCCGCTCAATTCTCTATTACTCAATACGCAGATAGCGTAACAATGAGTGGTTTAGAAATGTTGCAGAACAGCTCTAAAGAGCAAATCATTGACTTGCTAGATGGTCGTATGCAAGTTTCTGAAGCTCGCCTGTTAAATCGTATATCTACTGACATCTATGGTGACGGTACAGGTAACGGTGGTAAGAACATTACTGGTTTAGCTGCTGCTGTATCAACTTCACCTACTAGCGGTACTTATGGTGGTATTAATCGTGCTAACTGGACATTCTGGCAGAACCAAGCAACTACTGGTGCTACTTCTTCCACAACTATCCAAGCTGCAATGACTACTGCTGCTATCAAATCTGTTCGTGGTACTGATAAGGTAGACTTAATCGTAGCTGGTAACACTTTGTATCAATACTATGTTGCTTCTTTACAAGCTATTCAGCGTATCGCTGGTGTCGAAGAAGGCGCAGCAGGTTTTGCATCACTTAAGTTTTATGGCGGTGGTATGTCTGCTGATGTGGTATTAGGAGGCGGTTATGGCGCACAAGAAACTGCAACTTATATGTATTTGCTAAACACAAATTACATTTTCTTGCGTCCTCATAAAGAACGTAACTTTGTTCCTATCGGTGGCGAGCGTCAATCTATCAACCAAGATGCTATTGTAAAACTCTACGGATGGGCTGGTAACTTAACCTGTTCTAACAGTTTCCTACAAGGTGTCTTGACAGGTTCTTAATCCATTTTTTATAAGGAAAAAATATCATGGCTTACTCAACTTTACCCATTGCTGGTACAGATTTGTCAAACGTAACAGCGACAAATTTGAACTCTGCTGGCGTAGCAGTCCCAACATTTGGCCCATTAGGTGCTGAAACATTCGCAAACGATGGTTTCCGTTATGTTTTTGCACAAGCTGGAGCAGCAATTCCTGCCGCTACTGCTACTTGCGTCATTAATGCTTCAACATTCCAAGTAACTTTGGGTGCTGGTACATACTTATCAGGTGCTTCAATGGCTTCTGGTGATTATGGATGGTTCTCAAAAGCATCAGTTTAATCTGATTTAGTAGTAAAATGAGGGAGATATCTTAACGGGTATCTCCTTTTTTCTTTAACTTTACCTAACTACTTAGGAGATTTAAATATGGCATTACCTAGTGATGAAAACAATGCAGATTCAAGACTGCAAGTACGATTTTATAAACGCCCAGTTCAACAAGAAGCAGAAACACAAGCGGCTGGTAGACCAATTTATAAAGAATTCGATTTTGTTCATATATGTGTAGCAGGTGACACTTTGACAGAAATCGACACTTATGTACTTAATAATCATAAGACACGATTCCCAATCCAATGGGCAAATTACCAAAATAGAATAGGAAAAGACGATCAAGAAATCGTAGGTACTCCTGTATCTGAATGGCCTTTAGTATCTAAAAGTCAGGCAGAAGAACTCAGAGCAATGAAGTTTTATACTGTTGAATCAATTGCTGGAGCATCTGATCAACAACTACAACGTATGGGCATGGCTGCAGGAATGTCACCTTACGCTTTTAGAGATAAAGCGAAATCATTTTTAAATTTAGCGACAACTTCAGCAGAAACGGATAAGAGAACACAAGAAATTGACGAATTAAAGCAAGAACTTGCCAAAAAAGCAGAAGAAAATGCTAAAATAAAAGCTGAAACAGACGCAAAGCTCGCCTTAATGCAAGATCAAATGGCAGCTATACTTGCCGCTGTTGGTGAAAAAAAACCCCGAAAACAAAAGTCGGCAGCCACAGAGGAAGCATAAAATATGTCATACAATCTACTCCAGATGGTTCAACAAGTAACTGCTGAACTTAACTTAGCCATACCAACGTATGTTATTGGTAATCCTAGCCAGGATGTGCAACAAATCCTAGCTTTAATGAATAGGGCTGGTTATGATTTGGTTAAGGAGTATGATTGGCAAGCATTAGAACTAGAGTATCGCTTTTATACGCAGTATTTAACAACAACGTGCGATACCGTACAAAACACTCAGACATTAATTAATATTCCTAGTACGGCAGGTCTTGATAGCACTTACTCTATTGTAGGTGGAGCAATACCCCAAGATACTTATGTTGATTCTGTTCTAAGTGCAACTTCTTTAACAACTACTCAAAAGTCATCTTCTACAACAGTAGGTGGTTCAGTCACATTTAGTAAAACTATTTATGATCTACCTACTGATTTTGAAACCATTACAGATAATACTCATTGGGATAAGACTAAACATTGGCAGATGCTTGGCCCTGTAGATGCTCAACAATGGCAATGGCTAAAGTCGGGATATATTGCAACTGGACCAAGAGTTAGATGGAGAATATTAGGCGGTGAGTTTCAAATATGGCCTCCGTATAATACTCAAGAATATTTAGGCTTTGAATATCGTTCTAAAGGCTTTGTTAGAGATGTATCAGGCAATGTATTAAATAGCTTTCAAGCTGATACCGATACTACTGTATTAGATGATACTGTTATGGTTTTAGCGACTAAACTCAAGTATTTCCAGATTAAATCATTTGATACAACGTCTTTACAACAAGACTATATGCGTTATTTAAATATCGCTAAGGCTAACGATAAGGGTTCTGCTACACTTTCATTTGCTCCTCAAGCAAGTGCGGTATTGATCGGTTGGGCTAACATACCTGATACTTGCTACGGCTCTTAATATGGCTCAAGCTCAGACTAGAACAGCAGCCACAACTTCATTACCAGCTCCTATAGGTGGTTGGAATAACAGAGATTCACTTGCAGAAATGCCTCCACTTGATGCTGTACAAATGGAAAATTTTTTTCCTACACCGACAGATGTTACGTTAAGAAAAGGGTGGGTTAAGACATCAACTGGAATAACTGGCGATGTCAATACAATTATTAACTATCCAATAACGGGCGGTTATAGAATATTTGCTTTTGCAGGAACACAGATTTATAACGCAACTTCTTCTACTGCTAGTGTTGTTTTTACGGGATTAAGTAATTCTAAATGGCAGTTTGTTAATATGACAACATCTGGCGGTAGTTTTATTATTGCTTGTAATGGCGTTGATCCTGTGCTTATTTATGATGGTACGGCTTGGGCTTTTATGGCTACGACATCAACTGCTCAGACTATAACAACAATAACTAGAGGTGGTACAGGTAATTTAACGGCTACTGTAACAACGGCTGCACCTCATGGCTTAATAACAGGTAATCGAGTTACTGTATCAGGTGCAACTCCGAGTCAGTTTAATGGTACTTATACCATTACTTATACAGGTGCTTCTACCTTTACTTATACGATGGCTGTTGCTCCTAGTGGAAATGCTACGATTGTTGGATCATATACAGTTAATGGAATAACGGGTGCAAATAGTAACACATTTGTTAACGTCAATTTATTTAAAAATAGATTGTATTTCTGTCAAAACAATAGCTTAAGTTTTTGGTATTTAGATGTATTGTCTATATCGGGTGCAGCTACAGAATTTCCATTAGGTTCTATATTTAGAAATGGTGGCTATATTCAAGCGATGGGTACATGGACATTAGACGCTGGATATGGTGTCGATGACTATGCTGTTTATGTGACATCAATGGGTGAAATTGTTGTTTATCAGGGAACTGATCCTAATACAATAGCGACTTGGACAATGAAGGGTTTATGGCAAATGGGCCAAACCTTTGCTAGAAAATGTTTCTTTAAATGGGGTGGAGATTTACTTTTATTGACTCAAGATGGATTAACTCCTCTTACTGCCGCCTTACAATCAGATCGACTTGATCCAAGAGTTAACTTAACGGATAAGATTTATTACGCAGTTTCACAAGCGTGTAGTATTTATTTTGCTAACTTTGGATGGCAGATTAATTACTTAGCTGAATCTAATATGTTGATCTTAAACATACCAATTACGGGTGGTTCAGAACAATATGTAATGAATACTATTAATAAGTCATGGGCAAGATTTACAAACATTAATGCTAATTGCTTTGTAGTTGCTGGTGATGAAAATATGTATTTTGGTGGTTCAGGTTATGTAGGTCAATTCTTTACAGGATATTCCGATAATGGCGCAAACATTACGGGTACTTGCCAACAAGCATATAACTACTTTCAGACTCCTGGTCAATTAAAAAGATTTACTTTAGTACGTCCTATCTTTCAGACAGATAACGGATTACCGACTGTTTTATGTGGAATTAGCACCGATTTTGATACACAACCTTTAGTTAATCAATTGGCATTTAATCCAGTAACTAGTCAAGTCGGTACATGGGATACAAGTAAATGGGATAAAACTAATTGGGGTGGTGGTTTATTTGTAACAAAATATTGGCAAGGCGTGACAGGACTAGGATTCTCTGGATCAGTTAACTTAAACGTAGCTTCTCAAGGGATTGATTTCCATTGGGCTTCAACGGATTATGTCATGGAGAATGGCGGAGTATTATAGTTTTTTAGTAATAAATCAAGTAAAATAGCGGTATTAGCCGAATACTTGGTTTTTCTTAATGGAGAAAGATATGGGTTTATTCGATACATCAACAGTACAGAGCGGAGCAGGACAAACTACGCCCACACAAAATCCGTATGGTGCTAATCCTTACGCTAATTCTACTAATCCGTATATTACTGCTGCACAGCAAAGCTCACAAGGCAATGTAAACGCTGCTCAGACAGCAACTGCCGCTAATCGAGTTAATCAAAATACTCCTTATGGTAGTTTATCGTATCAACAAAATGGGGTAGATGCTAACGGCAATCCTATATGGTCAGCTAATCAAACATTATCACCTGCATTACAAGGTTTAACTGATACATCATTGGCTGGTTTACAGTCAAGTTTACAAAACCCGATGTATGGCATTAATCCTGGTCAAACGTATTCAGATGCGATTATGAGTCGATTGCAACCACAAATGGCACAGGCTTCAGAAGCAAATAACGATGCATTAGCAAATCAGGGTATTCCTGTAGGTTCTAAAGCGTATGACAACGCAATGAGAACCTTTAATCAAGGTCAAAACGACTTACAAACAAGTGACATTATTGGTGGTATGAATACGGGTTTACAAGCTCAAGGATTACAGAATCAAACTGCTGCAAACATTAAATCTTTAGGTAATCCTAATTACGTTAATCCCTACCAACAAGCTGCGGTAGCTGCACCTGATTATTTGGGTGCTTATTCTACGGCTAATGCTGCTAATATTGCTCAAAATAACGCTCAAATGGCTCAATCTGCTGGTTTAACTAGTGGATTATTTGGACTAGGTTCATCTTTATTACAAGGTGGTACAGGATCTGGAAGTATCTTAGGCGCTGTTGGTAATGGTGTAAGTAATGCTTATAACGGAATTGTAGGTTCAGGTGGGCTAAACGGGCTTTACACTAGTATGACAGGAGCTAATCCTATTATTGCTGATACAGGTCAAGCAGCACAAACAGCATCTAATTTGTATGGATCAGCATATGATCCTTTAGCTGGATGGAGTATGTAATTGAAACCTAGTCAAATCATTATTGCTGATATGGAAAAACATGGTAATGATCCTGTGCCATTTTTAAAAGCATTAACAATTGCACTTCAAAAAAAAGCCGTTATATTGATGCAAGAAAATAATTCTGTATTAATGTTAACTAGAATCGGACAAGGTATGGTTGAGCTTCATTTGTTTACCGTAGATTCTCCAATTAAAGTTGCTAAATCATTAATTCAATTTATTAAAAAGATTCGTGCATCGGATATAAAAGTAGTTTACGGTGCTGATGAGCCTACACAAACGCTTCAATTATTAAAGAATTTAGATGTCAATATTATGCCATCGGATAATCCTAAATATAAATGGATGGCTACAGTATGAGATATAACCATTATTCTGAACTTCCTATAGGTGCATTTGAACCTATATGTGGTCGTATGAAATTATATGGTGGTGGTGGAGATCCAATTCAAGCAATATCTGATGCCGTATCTAATGTTGGAGAATCAATTAGTAATGTTGTATCTGATGCTGCTCAAACTGTAGGCGATTTAGGTAATCAAGTAGATCAAAGCGTTAATAGTGCTATTCCTGGTGGATGGGCAACTGTTGGAGCTTTAGCTTTAGGTGGAGCTGCTGCTGCTGGAGAGTTAGGAGCTGCTACTGCCGCTGATACTGCTATTGCTGCTGATGCTGGTGCTACAGCTGGTGCTACTGGAGGAGCTGCTGCAGGTGCGATAGGCTCAGATGTCGCTTCGCAAGCAGCGTTAGACGATTTAATAGCTCAACAAAGTGCTTTGTACTCTGGTGCTGATGCTGGTGCTGCTGGTGGAGCTGCCGCAGGTGGTGTAGGTGGTGCAGGTACTGTAGGTAGTGATGCTTTAACATCTGGAGCTACATTAGGTGGAAACACATTAGGATCGGGATATGTTGCTGGATCAGGAACAGGACTTACAGGTTCTGGTTTAGGTGCAACAGGCGGTGAAGTAGGCACAGG